AGCGCGCCCGCGCCCGCAGCACAGGGGGCCGGAACCCCGCGCCACGCGGGGGAAGCGACCAAGAAAAAGGGCCCGGAGATCATCCGAGCCCTTGTAGATGGTGGTGGAACACGGAACCGAACCCGCGTCCGTAACCCAAGCCAGATGGTAACGCCTTGGCCTTGAGGGCGTGGATTCAACGATTTGGCCGTTCTTTTCTTCGCCTAGCCTCTGGCCTAGTTCGCCGTCATATGGGAAAATTGGCAACTCTTGGCAATCCCTATTCATCATCGGCAAAGGCGAGACGATGGCAGACCCGGAAGGTGAAATCCTGACCCTGGACGAGGTGGCCGCCTACTTGAAGGCTGGCAAGCGCACCGTCTACCGCCTCGCGGCCGAAGGCAAGCTCCCCGCGTTCAAGCTGGGGGGTACGTGGCGCTTTCGCCGCAGCGATCTGGACGAATGGATTGCCGCCAATCTGACCAACAAGGATTCGGGGGCAAGCGACTGATGGAACTGATCGACAACATCAGCCGCCTGTTGGGCGACGACCTCAAGCAAACCCTCCGGCCAGGGGCGCGGCTCAAGGTAGCGGCCTCGTGCTTTTCGATGTACGCCTTCGAGGCGTTGAAAGCCGAGCTGGAAAAAATCGACGAGCTGAACTTCATCTTCACCTCGCCCACCTTTGTTGCCAACGAGGTCGCCGACAAGATTCGCAAGGAGCGTAAGGAATTCCACATTCCCAAACTCGACCGGGAGCGCAGCCTCTACGGCAGCGAGTTTGAAATCCAGTTGCGCAACAAGCTCACCCAGCGGGCGGTGGCCAAGGAATGCGCCGACTGGATACAGCGCAAGGCCAAGTTCAAGAGCAACCGCACCAAAGCGCCGATGCAGCAGTTCGCCTGCGTGCAGGCTGGCGGTACCGACACGGCTTACATGCCCCTGCACGGGTTCACGGCTGTCGATCTCGGTTACCAGCAAGGCAATGCGGTATCCAACCTCGTCAACAAGATGGACGAGGCACCATTTGCCGCCACGTACCTGAGCCTGTTCGATCAGATCTGGAACGACCCCGAAAAGCTGGAGGATGTGACAGCGCAGATTTGCGAGCACATCGCCTCGGTCTACCAAGAGAACTCTCCCGAAAGCATCTACTTCCTGATGCTCTACAACATCTTCAACGAGTTCCTAGACGAGATCGACGAAGACGTCCTGCCCAACGACCGCACCGGCTACCAGGACACCCTGATCTGGAACAAGCTCTTCAACTACCAGAAGGATGCTGCCACCGGGATCATCAACAAGCTGGAAACCTACAGCGGTTGCATCCTTGCAGACAGCGTCGGCTTGGGTAAGACCTTCACCGCACTGGCCGTCATCAAGTATTACGAGCTGCGAAACCGGTCAGTGCTGGTGCTCTGCCCCAAGAAGCTGGCGGACAACTGGCTGAACTACAACCGCAACCTCAAGACCAACATCTTCGCCCGCGACCGGTTCAACTACGACGTTCTCTGCCACACGGATCTGTCCCGCACCAGCGGCGAGTCCTTCGGTACACCGCTAAACCGCATCAACTGGGGCAACTACGACCTCGTCGTCATCGACGAGTCGCACAACTTCCGCAACAACGACGCCTACAAGGATAAGGAAACCCGATACCAGAAGCTGATGCGCAAGGTGATCCAGGAAGGGGTCAAGACCAAGGTGCTGATGTTGTCGGCCACGCCAGTCAACAACCGCTTTACCGACTTGCGCAACCAACTGGCCCTGGCCTACGAAGGCGACTCCGAAAACCTCACAAAAAAGCTGCGCACGGACAGAAGCGTCGAGGAGATTTTCCGAGGCGCACAAGCAGCCTTCAATGCGTGGTCGAAGCTCCCCCCGGAAGAACGTACCGCGCGTGCGATCCTCGACTCACTGGACTTCGACTTCTTCGAGCTGCTCGACAGCGTCACCATCGCACGCTCGCGTAAGCACATCCAGACCTTCTACGACACCAAGGACATCGGTCAATTTCCGGAGCGCCGCAAACCGCTGTCGTTTCACTGCCCGTTGACCGAGCGGTCGGACGTGTTGGGCTTCAACGAAATTTTCGAGCAACTCTCCCTGCTCAAGCTGGCCGTGTATGCGCCCATCAGCTACATCCTGCCCAGCCGTCTAAAGAAGTACGAGGAGATCTACGACACCAAGGTAGGCGGCAAGGGCACGCTGCGCCAAGCCGATCGCGAAAAGAGCCTGCAGGCCCTGATGACGGTCAACCTGCTCAAACGGCTTGAAAGTTCGGTGCAGTCGTTCCGGCTAACGCTGCAATCGCTGCGGGCCAACAACGAAGCCACCCTCGCAAAGATCGCCGCGTTCAATCAATCCGGTGGCACGGTCACGGTGGGCGACCTCACGGAAGTGCTGGAAGGGCTGGATGCAGAGGACGATGAGCTGCCCATGCCCGGCGACGAGGGCGGCGAGATCGGCAGCAAGATCAAGATCAGCCTCGCCGACATGGACTTGCCGTCCTGGGAGCACGAACTCAAGGTGGACTTGCAGGTCATCGATGCGCTGCTGGCCTCGATGAACAAAATCACGCCGCAGGACGATGCCAAGTTGCAGCATCTCAAGGCGCAACTGCTCGGCAAGATTGAAAAGCCCATCAACCCCGGCAACAGGAAGGTACTGATCTTCACCGCCTTTGCCGACACCGCCGATTACCTGTACGCCAACCTTGCGCCGGAGTTGCAGGCCAAGCTCGCCATCCACACCGCCAAGGTCACCGGCAAGGGTGCGCCGCAGTCCACCATCAAGAGCGGCTCGCAGAAGCGCAGTTATGACTTCCAAGAACTGCTCACCCTGTTCTCCCCCCGCTCGAAAGAGAAGGCAGTGGTCCTGCCGGACGAGCCGCACGAGGTCGATCTACTGATCGGCACCGACTGCATCTCCGAAGGCCAGAACCTGCAGGACTGCGACTACGTCGTCAACTACGACATCCATTGGAACCCGGTACGCATCATCCAGCGCTTTGGCCGGGTGGATCGCATCGGCTCGCCCAACAGCAGCATCCAGCTGGTCAACTATTGGCCCGACATCTCGCTCGACGAGTACATCAACCTCAAGGAGCGCGTCGAGAGCCGAATGATGATCGCCGACGTTACCGCCACAGGCGATGACAACGTGCTGTCCGCGCAAGCCAACGACGTGTCGTACCGCAAGGAGCAACTGCGTCGGCTGCAGGATGAGGTCATCGAGTTGGAGGACTTAAAGACCGGTGTCTCCATCACCGACTTGGGCCTCAACGACTTCCGCATGGACTTGCTCAACTACGTCAAAGCCCACGGCGAGCTGAGCAATTTGCCCAATGGGATGCACGCCGTCGTTCCCGCCAGACCCGAGATGGGGCTGCGGCCAGGGGCGATCTTCACGTTGCGCAACCGCAATTCCGGCGTCAACCTCAACCAGCACAACCGCCTGCACCCGTACTACCTCGTCTACATCAACCGCGAGGGCGAGATCATCCACGACCACACCGAGGTCAAGCGGCTGCTCGATCTGGTACGCACCTGCTGTAAAGGCCAGAACAAGGCCATTGTCGACGTGTGCCAGCGCTTCAATCAGGAAACGGCGGATGGCCGCAGGATGCAGCCGTACTCCGATCTGCTGGGCAAATCCATTCGCTCGATGATCGAGGTGAAGGAAGAAAGGGATCTAGACAGCCTGTTCTCCGGCGGCAAGACCACCGCGCTGACCGACACCATCAGTGGCCTGGACGACTTCGAGCTCATCAGCTTCCTCGTGATTCAGGGGGCGGGATGAGTCAAGGGGCGACCACACAACAACAAGCAGCGCTGATTGCCTACCCCAAGCAGGCAGCCTTTGGGCGCGTTATACCCAAGAACAAGATCTACGAGCACAGCGGGGCCAACACTCGGCTGAAGGATCTGTTCGTGGAGCAGGTGGAGCAGATCGTCTGGCAGTACAAGCTCGCCCCGGAGACCATTAACCTGTCCGCACGGCCCGGCGTACCAGAGATCCAGATCTTCAGCGTGCAGCTCAAGTCCACCGAACTGCACGAAGACGTGCTGCGCTGCATCGACGGCGCGGTGCAGTTCCCGATCCTGTTCGAATTGAACCAAGGTCAGGGCGATCAGGCGAGAACGCAGGTGGTGGCGGCTTACAAGCGCCCGAGCGAGGCCGACGCCGGTCGCTGGGTGCTTTCCAGCTACTTCGCCACCGACTGGATGCCTGCGGCCACCGCTCGGACCGCCCTGCCGCTGGCTCTCGACATGGCCCACCTGTACGCGGCCTTGCTGCAAGGCCTGTTGCCGATGTCAGCGCGCCCGCAGGAAGCCTTGCCCGCTTGGATCGCGCGCGTCGAGATGGCAGCGGCCAAGCGCCTTGAGGTCGAGAAAACCCAGGCACGACTAGCCAAAGAAAAACAATTCAACCGCAAGGTCGAGATCAATACGACCTTGCGGCAACTGAAAACCGAACTTGAACAATTGAGCCGCTAAACCCGACATCGGGATCACAGCGACTAGAGGAAAAAATATGGAAAAAATGAAAATGCACTCACCCAATCTCACGCGGGAAAACATCGCCCGCATTCGCGAGATGTTTCCGGGCTGCGTTAGGGAAGCCAAGGGTGAAAACGGTAGCGTGAAACTGGCAGTCGATTTTGACCAGTTGCGGCAGGAACTGGCCGAGTCGATTGTCGAGGGGCCGCAGGAACGCTACCACCTGAACTGGCCAGGCAAGCGCGAGGCACTCCTCACGGCCAATGCGCCCATTGCAAAAACACTGAGACCCTCCCGCGCTGAGAGCGTGGACTTCGATACAACCAAGAACCTTTTCGTCGAAGGCGACAACCTTGATGCATTGAAGTTGCTGCAGGAAAACTACCTCGGCAAGGTCAAGATGATCTATATCGATCCCCCATACAACACGGGCAGCGATTTCATTTATGAGGATGATTTCGCAGAAGACAGCGCCACCTATTTTGAGAACTCAAAGCAAATCGATCAAGCCGGAAATCGACTCGTTGCCAATACAGAATCTAACGGTCGATTTCATTCTGACTGGCTAAGCATGATGTTTGCAAGGCTTCGATTAGCAAAAAATCTACTGCGAGATGACGGGGTTATCTTTATCTCAATAGACGATTTTGAGGCCGCCAACTTAAGAGAGCTCTGCGACGAGATATTTGGATCACAGAATTTCTACTGCACCTTCGTCTGGAAAAGAAGGAGCGGAGCAATGGATTCCGTAGACAACACCAGCGTTGATCATGAGTACGTATTGTGTTACGGAAAATCGAAGGGGCGGCTTGCGGGAATAGAGCGCACCTACGATGGATACACCAATCCGGACAACGATCCTCGCGGCCCTTGGAAAGCAGATAATTTAAGTGCGGGAAAGGCTGGCGGGGATGTGCACTATCCAATAACTGACCCGAAAACCGGTAATCAGTTTCTTCCCCCAGAAGGAAGGTACTGGCCGTACAGTCGAAAAACAATGGCTGAAAAAATCGCTGAAGGCAGAGTAATTTTCCCTGCCACGTCGAATGGTAGACCTATGCTCAAGCGCTTCAAAAATGAAGCAAAGTTTGACACTGTTCCTGTTTCAACCTGGATCGTTTCTCGACCAGAAGATAAGATCTCGAATTCATTGGTGGCACCAGCGAACACACAAGGAACGCGAGAACTTCAAGACATTTTCGGTGCGAAACTGTTCCCGCACCCCAAGTCTACGCAGCTTGTTTCCTCACTGGCATCCCAATGTCAATTGGAAGATGGGGACATCGTTCTTGATTTCTTTGCCGGATCAGCAACAACCGCACACGCAGTTTTTGCGATGAATGCAAACAACGGCTCTAATGTGCGATTCATCCTGATTCAAATTCCCGAGGATTGTGAAGCAGCAAGCCAGGCCAAAAAAGATGGATTCCAGACCATTGCGGACATAAGCAAGGAAAGAATTCGCCGCGCCGGAGAGAAAATTCTAAAAAACAACTCAAACAAGGGATGGAATAAAGACATCGGATTCCGAGTATTGAAAGTAGATTCAACAAATATGGCCGATGTCTACTACTCGCCTGATGCAATTCAAACCAGCAGCCTCGACCTATTTGTAGAGAACATCAAGTCTGATAGGACTGCAGAGGATCTACTTTTCCAAGTGATGCTCGATTGGGGCATTGATCTTGGATTGCCAATCACCAAGAAATTAATTAGTGGGGCAGAGTGTTTTTTCGTAGATGAAAATGCACTAGTAGCATGCTTTGATTACGACGGAAGAATCGACGAAGCGTTTATCAAGGAGCTCGGTAAAGGCCACCCGCTCAGAGTTGTCTTCCGAGATCGAGGCTTTAAGGATGATGCCGCCAAGATTAACGCCGAGCAAATCTTAAAGGTGATCTCCCCAGAAACCGAAGTCAAAGTGATATGAAGACGAGGGGATGATTATGCCGAAAATTACGCGTATTGAATTCAAAGCTGATCGCGAACGCTACTGGATATTTGTTGATGGCGAATACTGCACAAGTATCCGAGCAAGGACGTTTCCCGCTCTTGATCTAGAGGTCGGCAAAACGATTTCCTGTGAGCAAATAAAGGAGCTTGAAAGTCATCATTGGAAGCATGCATATGGTCAGAATGCATGGGACAAAGAAAAGATTCGATTACAAAAAGTGAAGGAACTGATCGAGAGTTTTGACGGCCGCGTTCTCGTTGAGATAGTCGGATTTGGTGCTGACACGAATCAATTTATTTCAGGGCATCCGACGGAAGCTGGGAAACCAGATCTTGAGGTGAAACTTCAAGAAGGCGGGCGAATTCTATTGCTCGTTGAAGTTACCGGCACAGAGTTCATGCGCGGCACAACGTACTGGGTGAGGCCTGACAAGCTTAAATATTCTGAGAATCATCCGACAGAAGACGTATGGCTCGTGCTTCATTTTTTGAAGCCAGTCGAAAAATTCGTCTTTATTAAGCCAAACTCACAAAAGCGATATGCCATCTCCAAGAAGGAGATCAGAGGATCAGTTGAGCTGTACGTCGAGTTTTCCGACTCTGATCAAGAAGTCATGTCCATGGAACATTTTAGGAAGCACCTGTTGATGAAGGTCAATCAGTGAGTAGCAGGGGCGTGCTGAGAGGAATGCAGTGATGAAATTCAAATTTAAGACGCAGGCCTACCAGACAGCTGCGGTTCAAGCAGTGGTGGACTGCTTCAAGGGGCAGCCGCCGGCTTCCGTCGAAGCCATGAGTTATCGCGTCGACCCGGGCAAAGCCAAGGCGGGGATGGACAGCCTCTTTTCCGAGGCTGGCTTCAAGAACGCCGACCTTTCGCTGTCCGATGCGACCCTGCTTGCCAACATCCATGACGTGCAACGGGCGCAAAACCTGCCGCTGTCGGACCTGCTAGTCAAGACCAGGGTTGCAAAGGTCAATCTCGATATCGAGATGGAAACCGGTACGGGCAAGACTTACTGCTACATCAAGACGATCTTCGAGCTGAACAAGCAGTACGGCTGGAGTAAGTTCATCATCGTCGTGCCCAGCATCGCCATCCGTGAAGGCGTGGCCAAATCGCTGCAGATCACGGCCGAGCACTTCCTGGAGACGTACCACAAGAAGGCGCGCTTCTTCATCTACAACTCCAAGCAGCTGCACAACCTGGAGAGCTTCTCGTCTGACGCAGGCATCAACGTGATGGTGATCAACGTGCAGGCCTTCGCCGCGCGGGGAGCAGACAACCGCCGCATCTACGACGTGTTGGACGACTTTCAGTCGCGCAAGCCCATCGACGTGATCAGCGCTAACCGGCCCATCCTGATCCTGGATGAACCGCAGAAGATGGAAGGCACGGCAACGCTGAGGTCGCTGGAGGAGTTCAAGGCCTTGACGGTGCTGCGCTACTCGGCCACCCACAAGACTACGCACAACAAGATTCACCGTCTGGACGCGCTGGACGCCTACAACGAAAAACTGGTGAAGAAGATCGCGGTGCGCGGCATTGCCGTTAAGGGGCTGGCGGGCACGGCGGGCTATCTGTATCTGCAATCCATCGAGATTTCGAGCAGGAAGCCGCCCGAGGCGCGCGTCGAGTTCGAGCAGAAGCTGGCGGGTGGCAACATCAAACGCGCGGTGAGGAAGCTCTCCAAGGGCGATAACCTGTTTGATCTGTCCAACGGGCTCGATCAGTACCGCGATGGCTTTGTCGTGGCCGACATCAACGCCAACTCCGACACCCTGAGCTTTACCAATGGGGTCGAGCTCACCGTGGGCGATGCGACTGGTGATGTGACCGAAGCCGCGCTGCGCCGCATCCAGATCCGTGAGGCGATCAAGGCGCACTTCGACAAAGAACAGGCGCTGTTCCAGCAAGGCGTGAAGGTGCTGACGCTCTACTTCATCGACGAAGTGGTCAAGTACCGCGACTACGCCTCGCCAGACGAGAAGGGCGAGTACGCCCGCATCTTCGAGGAGGAGTACCAGCTCTACCTCAACGAGGTGCTGGATCTGGACGAGACGCCATACATCAAGTACCTCAAAGGCATTCCCGCCAACAAGACCCACAGCGGCTACTTCTCCATCGACAAGAAGAGCAAGCGTGACGTTGACCCGACTGTTGCCGCGCGTGGCGAGAACGCCGGGCTGTCCGACGACGTGGACGCTTACGACCTGATCCTGAAGGACAAGGAGCGCCTGCTGTCGCTGGCCGAGCCGGTGCGTTTCATCTTCTCGCACTCAGCCCTGCGCGAAGGCTGGGACAACCCGAACGTCTTCGTGATCTGCGCGCTCAAGCACAGCGACAACACCATCTCACGCCGCCAGGAGGTGGGGCGCGGCATGCGGCTGTCCGTGAACCAGAGTGGTGACCGTATGGATCACCCAGCCACGGTACACGATGTGAATGTGCTGACCGTGGTGGCCAGCGAGAGTTACAAGGACTTTGTCGCGGCGCTGCAGAAGGACATCAGCGAGTCGCTGTCGGCGCGTCCGCGCGTAGCGGACGAGGCCTACTTCACCGGCAAGGTGCTGAAGACGGCGACTGGCGATGTCGAGGTCACGCCGCAGCTTGCGAAGCAGATCTACAAGTACCTGCTCAAGCACGACTACACCGACGACGCAGATCGCATCACCAGCGCCTATCACGAAGCCAAGAAGGACGATGCGCTGGCTGCGCTGCCCCCCGAGCTTGTGCCGCACGCCGAGGAGGTTTTCAAGCTGATTGACAGTGTCTTCAGTGAAGGCCAGTTGCCGGAAATTGGTGACGACCGAAAACCGAAGAAAAACCCGCTCAACACGAACTTCGAGAAGCAAGAGTTCAAGGAACTCTGGAGTCGAATCAATCGCAAGGCGGCGTACAGCGTCGCATTCGACTCCGACGAACTGGTGCGAAAGGCGGTCAACACCCTCAACGACAAGGATGCTGGGCTTCGAGTGACGCCGCTGCAGTACACCATCCAGCACGGCGAACAGGCAGCCGCCGTGACCTACGACGGCATCAAGGGCGGCAATGCGTTCGAATTGAAGGACACGGAGACAGAAACCAACCGCGTCTCAATCCACTCGGCTGTCAAGTACGACGTGATCGGCAAGCTGAGCGAAGGCACCCAACTGACGCGGCGCACGGTGGTCGAGATTCTCAAGGGGCTCAACGCTGCCGTATTCGCACAATTCAAGACCAACCCGGAGAGTTTCATTGCGGAGGCGGTGCGCCTGATCAACGAGCAGAAGGCCACCGTCATCATCGAGCATTTGGCATACGACCCAGTCGAGGACAGGTTCGACCTGGACATCTTTACCGCCGGGCAAACCAAGCAAGACTTCAGCAACGCAGTCAAGACGCCCAAGCACCACATCTACGATTTCGTGCTGCCGGACTCAGGGTCGAAGCCGGAGCGTGATTTTGCCGAGGCGCTTGAGGCCAGCGCCGAAGTAGTGGTGTACGCGAAGTTGCCGCGCGGCTTCCTGATCCCGACCCCGGTCGGCGACTACAACCCCGACTGGGCCATTTCCTTCAAGGATGGCTCGGTCAAGCACATCTACTTCGTGGCGGAAACCAAGGGATCAATGTCGTCGATGGATCTGCGCGAGATCGAGCGAACGAAGATCAAATGCGCCCGCAAGTTCTTTGATGAGATGAACCGCCGATTCGCCCCGGAGAACGTCAAGTACGACGTGGTCGACAGCTTCGGGAAATTGATGGAAGTGGTGAAGTAGTCGCCACGGAAAACGAACAGTCGGGGGAGAATTTCATGCAGCCATTTTCAATCACGCTATTCGCTACGACCGGTGATCCGGAGGCGATTCGCCACCTCGACAAATCGAATTGGTCGGGCTACGGCGTCGTCTTCAACAAGGAGCTTTTCCATCTGCTGAGGCAGGAGCCGGGCTTCTCGCAAGCCGGCATCTACATCCTTGTCGGCAACGCCGCTGAAGAGACGATCTACATCGGCGAGGCCGACCCCGTCGGCGACCGGCTGAAGAACCACGTCTCCAACAAGGAAGGTTGGGTGTGGGGCGTCTACTTCTTCGACCGTAACCACAAAATCGGCAAGACTGAAGTTCAGTACCTGGAGTCGGCGCTGGTTGCGTTGGCCAAGAAGCATGACCGGGCCATTCTGCTCAACAAGAACAACCCGACGGCTCCGACGATGGCCCCGGCAGCGAAGGCCACAGCGCAGGCGTTTTTGGCCGATATGTTGCTGATCCTGCCGATGCTCGGCATCAACGCGTTCACGCCGCAGAAGCAGGAAGACCCGAGCGATCAGGTGCAGCCCGTGGGGTCGGAGAGCGACAAGTTCGACACCATCGTCGTCCCTGCACGAGAGGAAGGTTTCAAGCAACGCTTCCTGAATGAGAACTGCTGGTTCGCCGTGAGAATCAACGCGAAGCACATTTCCAAGCTGAAGTTCATCGCTGCCTATCAGGTCGCCCCAGTAGCTGCCATTACCCATATAGCCGAGATCGACGCCATCCTGCCTTACAACGACACTGGCAAGTACATGATCAAGTTCAAAGGGCCCGCGACTGCGATTGTCCCGATCCCGCGCCCGGAAAACAGCGAGGTCAATATGCAGTCGTCCCGCTACGCGCTTCGGGAAAAGCTGCTGGCGGCGAAGAATCTGGATGAGGTTTGGGCCTAAGGGCAAGGTGCGTCGGGCGGGCAGAATTTGGCCACCACCAAGTCATTGTTTGGCGGCTGCATTCGTTTCAGTGACCCACACCTGCAACGCCCTCAGTTGCTCGGCGTTCTCGTGGCAGGTCTGGTAGTTGGCGGCAACGGTTCCGGCGACGGCAGAGAGCGAAAGGTCTGTGGCGGCCGCATCAGCATCTCGGGCGGGCTCGGGCAACTCACCGGCGGCGGCAGCGTCGTGCAGGCGCACAAAGCCACGGTTGATAGTGCAAGCAGCATCGGCTTGAACGGGCACATAGACGGGAACCTCCTTGATGATGGTGTCGCCCTTCTCGCGGACGACGCGGACGCGGTCGACGTACTGCGTGACGACCTTGACAGTGGCTTGCGCCTGCCGCTCACGGATGGCGGCCACCTCCAGGGTCTGCTTCTGGACGGCGGCGTCCCACTGCACTTGAACGTGGCCAGCGCCCTTGACCCAGCCGAAGCCGACCAGGGCAGCTGCGAGCAGGACGAGGGCCAGCCAGCGGTACGGCCAAGAGACAAGGCTCATGACGCTTCCCCGATGCACTGGCGGTACTCGGCCTCGCGGCGTTTGGCCAGCCCGCCGCACAGTTGCGCATTAGCGGGCAGCGCGCAGTCCTTGCCCTGAAAGAAGCGCCAGCGCAGCAGCTCGGCACAGGCCCCGGCGTAGTCTTCGGCGTTGAGTTTCATCACCAGCGTGGACTGGCAGAACGCACGACTGCCAACGTTGTAGGAGAAGCTGATCAGTGCGTCGTACTCGTGCTGGGCCAGCGGCACGGTCACGCATTGCTTGAGCGCCCCCTCGAACTGCTGCACGTCCGTGAGCGCCCGAGCCAGCGCCTTTGGCGGCGTGGTGGTGTCGCCCAGCTTCACGTCGGATGTGGTGCCGAACCCGATGGTCGGCACATCACCCTTGACCGGGATCACCGCGCGGTCGGTGTAGCCCTCGTGCAGCACGATGCCGACCAGCGCAGCGGCAGACAGGGTCAACGCGGCCACGGTGCGTCTTTGCGATGGCCGGATCATTGGCGCATCTCCGGCTGCGCCACGATGCGGGCAATGGTCGCGCCGATGCTGGCGGCGAAGGCCAGCAGCACGAACGCGCCACGCGGCAGCACGTCCCCGAACAGCGGCACCACCACTTCTGCCGCCGTGAAGGTCGCCGCCAACAGCGAAAAGCGGATGCTCCAGGCACGGCGCAGCACGCGCCGCCAGTCGTCGAGCAGGCAGAGGTCGGGATTGGCGCTCATTGCGGCCCTCCCAGCAGCTTCAGTTTGATGGCCGCACCGACCAGCAGCGCGGCCAGGATGCCGGTGGTGATGACCTTCACCGTGGTTTGCCAAGCGGTACGACGGGCATCGCGCCACGCTTCTAGCAGGTCGCGCAGTTCGCGGATGTCCTTCGCCGCGTGGCCGTTCTCCAAGCCGAGATGGGCGAGCGCGCGCTCGGCTCCACGCTCGGCGGCACGGTCGAGAAGTTCGTCGAAGTCCTCCTTGCGCAGAAGCAGCATGTTCTCCACCAGGGCGGCGGGCGCTTGTTGTTCGGGTTCAGTCACTGCAGGTCTCCAGAAATGCAGAACCCGCCTCGTGGGCGGGTTCGGGGTTGATCGGAAAGTTGGGTTTCAGATTTCGATGATTTCCAGCGTCAGGCTGGGCGCGACGCCTTCGATGACGCCATCGCGCACGAACACCTTCTGGCCGACGGCGGCGCTGCCGCGTGCGCGGATCAGGCCGCCACCGGGCAAGGCGACAGTCACGACGCCTGCGCCGACGCCTACTACCGTGCCCGCCTGCAACGGCGGGTCGGGAATGAGCTGGCGGAACTGTTCGTAGAGGTTATGCATGGCTCTGCACTCCCAGCGTCTGCCAGACCTCGGGCATCCCGGCCTCGATCTGCGTCGAGCGCACGAGGCCAAGCCGGGTGCTGCTGCCGTCCTGGTACTCGACAAAAGCACCAGGTTCGATGATTCCCGTCTCGGCCAGCACCGGCAGGCGCAGGCTCACCTCGATCTGCTGCCCGGTGTCGGCCAGCACGGCGATGCCCCGCTGACGCGCCACAGCGGCTTCGGTGATGAGCGCATCGACCACCATCGGGGCCAGCACATCGCCCGCCGTGCCTGCACGAGTGACCTGACCCAACACACCGACGTCCTGCCCGGACACGAACACGCGGTTGTAGGCGGGCTTCTCCACCCAGCGCAGCGATTCGCGGGCAACGGCATCGACGGGCAGAACGAAGTCGGGCGTGACGGTGCTCCATTCCCACGGCGCGACGGGATAGCGATGGCGCACGCGGATACTCTGGTCGGACGTGTGCGGGATCAGATAACCCCCGGCCGCGCTGGCAATGGCAACGAGCGCTTCCATCCACGTACCCTGCTGGGTGAACACCCCGGCTGGGACGATCCAGTCAGTCAGGCCCCAATCAATGTTCCAGCCCAACGGGATGCCGTTGAGCGTGAGCACGTCGTCCATCAGCTGCCGCGCCGTGCGCACCTGCGGCTGCTGGAAGTTCATCACCGGCGCGTAGGGGGCGGCCAGCACGGCGTTGCGCCCACGGCCCGAGATGCGGATGCTCGCATCGCCAAACACCCGCTCGCGGCTGATGCTCTCGGCCAGCACCCGGAAGGCTGTGCCGTTGACGCTGGCCACCAGTTCGACCGGGCCGCCGTTGCTACCGGGCGCGACCAGACTTTCTGCGGCGGCGGGGAGCAGTGCCTCGAAGCCCCACGTCCAGGACGCGGCGTCGAGGGACAGCGAGAGATTGAACACCAGCACGGGCAAGCCATCGGGCAGCCGGTGCAGGGTCACGTTGTTGATCACGAAGTAGACCCTCCGGATGGGAACGACCACCGGCTCGCCATCGGGCGGCTCAATGTGGTTTTCGCAGACGAACAGCAGGTGAGCACCGGCGGGAGCCAGCGCAGCGAACAGCAGATGGCCATTGGGCGTGTAGCAGCGCGGCGGCTCCGGCGGCTCGGGAATCACCCACACGCTGATGCCGGTCGGTGGCGGCACCGCCTCCTGGTAGCGACCGCGCCAGCCTGCCGGTCGGCGGCTTGCGCTCTGGAAGTCCGTGCCCTGGCGCTGCGTCAGCGGCCGGGCGTTCTGCCAGTGCGCAACCCGACCGGCGCGCTTGCGGCGGTCACCGTCCTGATGCGCGAAGCGCGTGGCGTCGCGCAAACGGGTGGCGTTCTGGAAAACGCCCGTCCGAATCTGCGCGATGGGTGTCGCGTTCTCGTGGGTGAAGCCGGTTGCGCCGTGTAAGCGCGTCGCCTGCTGCTGGCCGGTGCGCCGCAGCAGCGGCGCAGCCACCAAGATTGGCGGCAGGCGGTGCGCGATGCCGTGAACCGACACAGCGCCACGCTGCCACGCAGCACCCCAGCCTGCCGGTGTGGCCGTCGCATCCTGCTGGCGCTGCGCTGCGCCGTCCTCGCACTGCACAGCCTGCTGCCACTCGTGCGCCGTTTGGCCCACCGTCGGGCGCTGCGTGCGCGAGGCGTAGCGCACCTCGCCGGTGAACACCACGCCGGGCAGATTGGCCACGCCGACGTTGACCGGCACGCTCGGGCGCAGGATGAGCGTGCTGACCATCAAGCCCGGTAGATCGGCCAGCACCTCCAGCCGCGCAGGCGGGATGAAGGCAATGCTGGCCACCGGCAGCGGCAGCGTGACCTGTACCACCACATCGTTGCGCGGCGGCACGTAGTCCGCGCCGAAGATCAGATCGGCATCGGTGGCGGCGGGTCGGTCGAACAGCAAGTCGACGTTCTGGCCAGAGTTCGAAGGCATCGTTCACTCCCGATCCTTCAGCCCAGGATGGCCGACACCATCCGGGCGTCGCCGCCCAGATAGAGGTTGGTGCTGGCGAGCTTCACGTCGCCAGCACCATCGGTGCCGCTGCAATCAAGATCGAGCGCGGTCACCTCTTCGCCGTTGACCAGCCGCGCCCACGTGGCGATGCCGGTCGCGGTGATGAGGCCATCCTCTTGCTGGGTGAGCGTCAGCAGCCCGCCCGCAATCGTGCCTGCGGGTTTGGTGAGCGCGATCTCGACCAGCATCGCGCTCGTGGGCGTCGCCGCTGGATTGGGTGGCCGGGTGCCACCGTAGATGCGCAACCGAGCGGGGCTGCTGCCTGCGTCGAGGAAGGACAGCGTGCCCGTCAAGCGCGCCTCGTTGTGCTCCTGCGTGATGGCGACGGTCATGGCATCAAGTCCTCTGGAATGAGCGGCCGGAGGTTGTCCGCGATCACCGCGCGGTACAGCTGCAGGTAGTCGGTGCTGATCACGGTGTAGCGCTGCTGAGGGTCGATGTGCTCGAAGCGGTACGTACCGTCGGCCTGTGACCACGTACTCGCCACCAGGGCGTGGGTGTTCTCGCTGTAGAGCAGCACTTCCCGCACGAGGGGCTGGTCGGGCTGGCCCTTCTCCTTGACGGTGCCGGTGATCTGACCGTTGCCGCCGAAATGGATGTCCCGGCGTGCGCTGGCCAGGCCTCGATACTGGCGCGGGTGGCTGCCCGGCTGGCTCCATTGCTCGGAGTTTGGGCTGTGGAATCGCTGCAGCGGCGCGACAAACACGTTCTCGTCTGCCACGGCTCACCTCCACGGCCCGGTGATGTCAAATGCGATCTGTGCGCCTTCGGTTTCCGAGCTGTACTGCGTCCTGACCAGCAGGAATTTCCTGCCCGTCTGCCCGACGACGTTGTCGACGATGGTCTGATCGGAATACGGACGATCCTGCGGCATCCACAACATCCCTGGCATCAGGCCACGCATATGGCCAGATTCCTCGCGCACATAGGTCGGCAGCAGCCAAAGGCTGTAGTCCGGTCCGTTCGGAAACGGCATCGGCCCGCGTCCGCAGACCTGCTGGCTGTTGTTGGTGTTCAGGGAAGTCAGCCCGAAGCGCACCGGGTTGCCGAGCTGAGTGTGATTGCGTAAGAGCACCTTGGCGGTGAATTCGAGAGACTGGGTCAGACCGTAGCCGTTGTACTGCCCTGGATAGCTCATGTGACCCGCGCTGTTGTTGCTCCAGTAGATGTCGTCGGCGGCGAGCACCGTGGCGTAGTCGTCGGCTGGCTTGAAGCTCGTGATGTCGCCAAAGCAGTAGCCGTTGCGCCCGTACCAGTTGTATCCAGCTTGATTGGTGCAGAACAGGTAGAACAGGCGGTCATCGCCGATCAGTACCCAGTTGCGGTTGCCTCCACCCCCATCGCCTGAGTTGTCGTAACCGCTGGTGCGGGCTCGGTACCACTTGTACCAACCCCACTGGTTGGCCTGCACTTGTACCCAGTTCTTCGTCGGGCTGCTCGGATCAAACGGGGCCTGCGCGCCGACGATGGTGTCGATGTCCGACAGCTCTTCGACGATGCCAACGTTGGCCCACTTCGCCCACGTCGTCGTGTAGCCGGGAGTCTTGAGGCTGTCGTCGATCAGCAGCAGGTTCTGCGGCGATGCCGGGTTCTGACTGCGGTACGCGGCCTTGTTCGTTCCCGCGAACGCCTTCACCCAGCCCAGCGGTGCGACCTTTGCCGAGAGGCTGGCGGCGCTGGTCGCGGGCGACAGGGGCGTGCCGGTCACCGCAAACGTGAAGCTGGTCGCGGTGGCGGCGATGACCCTCACCTCGCCGTTGTACTCGGGCTGGTCGGCCCCGGCGATCTCGACCACCTGCTCGGGCCGGTAGGCGTGGCCCGCGCTGATGGTGGCGGTCGCCACGCCATCGACACAGGTCAGCGTATCGATGGCCTTGAGGGCGAAGCCGTTGACGAGGCAGGCATCGAGCATCGTCACCAGATCGCCCCAGTTGTTGGAGATCTGCGGCGCGCCGGTCATGCCGCTGTTGAAGTATTTGACGGTGAGGTCAGCCATTGAATTGATTCCTTCTGGTCAAGGGGTGTCGACGTCGCCGCGAATCAGCAACGTGAAGTGGTCGTCGGGTACGGACTCCGGGCCCTGCTGGACGGTGCGCACCACCCACACCGGAAACTGACTGCCGATGGTGTTGAAGCGCAGCACGTTGCCGGTGGCCCAGCCATTGCCCCATCCGAGCGCAGGAAGGACGAAGTACGGCACGCCGGTCGCCGGGTTGTTGGGGGCGCAATCGGCGCTGGTGTTGCCAGTGGCGATCACGCCGACGTTCTCGCCGATGACCTCGAACGAGGTGCTGTTGGTCATCCGCACCACCCAGCGTTCGGTGAGCGCCCCGCGATTGGTGACCGTGATCGGGTACTGCGTGTGGTTGAAGGTGGCCGTCGCGGCGCTGCCCACCATCTCATCCGACCAGCCGCCGTTCCAGGTGCTCTGGTCGAACACGATGTTCACGCGGGCGAACAGATCTCCGGCCACCAGCGCGCTGGAAACGAAGCTGCCGGAGACGGGATCGCCGGGACTGGCCAGCGGATAGGCGTGCGTGAGCGGGCGCGTGAAGCTGATCTCGCCGTTGATCTGAACATCGCGCACCACGGCCATGTCCTCGATGCGGTGCTCCACGGTCACGGGCTGGCTGTAGCCGGTCACGTCGGTGAAGGTGACGGTGCCCGCTTCCAGATCGGTGACGTAGCCGGTGTGGATCACCACGCCGTCGTTGCCGACCACGCGAATGCGCGACAGGCGCACGCGGCCCGCATCGATGGTCTGGCCGTTGCTGACCGACGCCGTGATGCGTCCGGTATGGCCCACCACCGCAAAGCCGCCCGGTCGGAAGATCGGCACCCGACCGTCGCTTGGCAGGCGCACGGGGTCGATGCCCAGCAGCGCCGCGTCCAGGGGCAGATAGCTGTAGGCCACCGCGCTGTAACGCAGGCTGCTTGCTGCCACCGGCTCCGGCCGGAAGATCGTGCCATCTTGGCGAACGTTCTCGGCGTCGAACCACGGTTCGCTCTCATTGCCCGCCGCCGTGACCACGGTCCCAAAGCGCACCCGCACGAGACCAGTGTCGTAGTCGACGTTGCCGCTGACGCCGGACGCGCTGATCGCGCCGTCGATACCTGCCGTCACGGTCTGCGTGCCACCCACGGCACGGGCGAACTGGATCGACATCGAACCCGGGCGCAGTGGCGCGGCACCGGTGCGGAATACGTACTCGCTGGAGATGTTCTCGCCCACGGTGGTCACGCAACTGGCGCGTGTGATGCTGTTGGCCGCGCCCGCCGACCACGAGCTGAGCGTGACCGCGCCCGAGAGGTAGTTGATGCTGCCGCGCGTGACCCAGCCGCTGGGCGTGAATTCGCGCAGCGTGCCCTGACCGTTGTCACCCCAGGGCTGGCTGCCTGCGATGGCCAGCAGCACCGTGCCAGTCACCACCTGAGCGTTCACGCCCGGCACCAGCCGGAACGAGGGGCTGAACGCGAACGTCTCGCTGTGGTTGCTGGTCGAGCCCGCGCTGTTGTAGCGCAGCTTGACGTAGCCGGACTCGTCGTTGGGATACATCGACGGCGCGTCCACGTAGTTGATGCCGCCGTAGTTGAGGCGGAACATCTGGCCCACGCCCGTCGCCCAGCCCAGGCGCTGAGCGCCATAAACCGGGCTTGGAATCTTGAGGGTGACGTCGGGCTGGAACTGCACCGCCCCGGTGGCGTAGTCGACGGTGCCGATGACGATGCCGGAGCGCAGAACGTTGCCCGCACCATCGTCTCGGGCGTATTGCGTGGGATCGACGAGGTTCCACAGGCCCAGCCCCATCGCCTGGATCTGTTGCAGCGTGTAGACCCCGAGCACAGCGGTGTCGGTCAGGGTGTTCCACTCGACTTCGAGTGAACCCGGCTCGATGGAGCTCAGGGTCGCGGTCACCGGCACCTTGCCCTGACCGTCGCGCGAGGGGTGCGCGAAGCTGTCTTCCTGCTTGGGGCCCGCGACGTAGTCCACCGTAAGTAGCGCGCCGACCGGCGGCAGAACGTTGGGTGCGAAGCTCAGGAGGTTCTGCGCGACGTTCAGATTGCCGGTGGCGGCTCCACTGAGCTCGCCAGACGTGGTGGCAGATGCCGTGCGCGTGCCGGTGCCGCTCTCGTGCGGCCAGGTGATGGTGAGCGTTCCCGGCTGCACACTCTTGCCTTCGGGCGGAGCTAGCAGCAAGGCCTGGGACGCCTTCAGGGCGGCGGTCGGCTGCTGCGTTTCCTGCGTCGGCACGTTCCAGGTCAGGATCAGGGACGAGCCCACGTCGGGCAGAGCGCCCAGCGTCACCACGAAGGCCCCGGTGTTCTTGTTGAAGGTGCCCGCGCCGTAGCTGGCGTCCAGCCCCTTGAGCGAGCCGTTGCCGCCATCCGACAGCACGTACCAGCGGCCCTGCGCCATGTAGCTGATCGACAACGTGCCGGGCTGCGGTACCGGGTTCACGCTGCCGACGTAGGACTGGCTGCGCGACTCCGGCGTGACCGCGATCTCCGAGCTTTGTGGCGCGCGCTGCAACTGCGCGGCGGGCGTGTAGGTGATGGCCTTGCTGTTGGACATCGCGCCGGAGTTCAGGCTCAGGATGCCGTTGGCGTAGTCGATGGTGCCCAGCGTGCCGCTGGCGGTCTTGAGCAAGCCCGCGTCGTCGAAGATCGTGACGCCGTCAGTGACGATGGACAGCGACCCCGGCAGGCAGCCGCCCGGCAAGTTGAACTTGAGGGTGGTGTTCCAGGCGTGGCTGGCCGTGTAACTCACGGGTGCCGCACCCGGCACCGGCAACCCCGCTGCGGCGTAGGGTGGCACGAACGAGATCGGCGTCTCGGTCTGCGCGCTGGGCACGAGCTGCGTGTAGATGGACGCGCCCTTGAGGGTGAAGTCGCCCACATTGGCGGCTTGGGTGAGCGGCACCACGCCGACGTAGGTGCCCGCGTCGGCCACCACCGTGTCGCGTACCTTGGTGCTGTTGTTGGCGCGCGTGAAGGTGCGAGTCGCAGGTGAACCAGTGAAGTCGAAGCGCAGCGCGTCGCTGATGGCGACGGTGACCACCGCTGCCTTGTAGTCCTGGTCGGTGTTATAGGTGAAGCTGCGCTCGACCACCGAAACGGCGGTGGCGCGGATGTACTGCTCCTTCTGCGTCGGCAGGCCTTCGTTCTCGATCAGGACGAGGGTCTGACCGACGTTGGGCACGGCGTCGCTCGGGCGCTGGAACAACTGCACGACGCGCTGGCCCGCGATGTGGTTCTCGAACAGATAGCCCGCCCACTCGGGGCCCTTGTTGAGGTAGGCCTCGATGCGGGTCTGCGCCTGCTCGCGGGTGTCGAAGGTCTTCTTGGTGGAGAACAGCGTGACGCTGACGCGCGCGTCCTGCGGCGGCTCGGCCACGATGACGTTGGCCCCGAAGTAGGTGTCGGTGTCGTCGGTGGCCACCTGCACGAAGCTCTTCCGCAGGTTGACGCGGCCTCCGGCGCGATCCAGCTCGGAGATGTCCGGAAAGATCGCGTTCGACACGCCATCGGGGATCACGAGGCCCATGGGTGCGCCGCCGCCTTCGGGCACGTCCGCCATCACGGCGGACTTCAGCAGCTTCACATCGCCGGATTGAATCGGCATCTCAAATCTCCAGGAATCGAAGGGTCAGGCGGTAGAAGTCGGAGCCGGATCGCGCCGGGATGCCCAGCACGGGTTCGGCTTCGATGGCGGCCTCCTGATGGCGGAAGGCGACCGTGAAGACGCGGCCATCGGTGAAGCTCAGTTCGAAGCGGCCCGTGGTGCCGCCCACCGGGATCGCCGCCCACGCACGCAACTGCTCGACCGTGGCGCGCGTCACCCACGCCATGTCGGGTGCGCCCACCAGGGTGATCGGGCGACCGGCCTGCCGGGTGGCGGACTGGATCAACAAGGCACCCGTGATGAGGTAGGACATGGCCGCCACGGCGGGCGACCACGCGTGCTCGTCGCTCCACAGCAAGTCGTCGGGCAATGGCGAAGCCACCCCGGTTTCGAGGTTCGTCAGTTGCATCGGGAAACCTTCAGGCAGTGCGGGCGCGGGCAGCGTCCAGCAGTTGCAGCAGACGAGACTCGTCTCGTGCATCGACGGTGGCGTTGACCTTCTGCTGCCCCGAGGACAGCTCCACGCGTACGGTGCGCGTCGGCGCGCTGTCGGGCAGCGACGGACGCGGCAGGCTGCGGCTGGCGGGCTGCACCAGACCGCCCGAGGCAAAGCCCTGAATGCCTGCCAGCGCGCGTCCGGCCAGTGCCTGCGCCGGAGCGCTCAGGTTGTTGATGGACTCGAAGAAGCCCGTGCCGTAGCGAGAGACAGCCTGCCGGTTCACGACGAACTCACCCGGGGTGAGCATCGCCGGGACGGTGTCGGATTTCGCCAAACCGCCGCGCCGGTAGTACTCGCCCTGGTTCTGCTCCATGTAGTCGATCAGCTCGCGCTCCAGGTCTTTGCCCCAGAGCAGCGGCTGCGCCATCGCCGAGCGCCACGTTTGCTTGATCCGTTCGAGGTTCTGGCGCTCGTTGCCGGTGAGCGTCTTGCGGCTCATGAACTCTTCCAGCGTGCGGCGATCCTGCTGCGCCTGCTTGCCGTAGTTGTCCATCGTCTTGCTGCGCATATCCAGGCTGACCGATGCGCCGTAGTTCCACTGCAGCCAGCTCGTGTACTCGTTCATACCCTGCAGACCGAGGTCGATCATCTTCAGCGCCTCGAACGCCTCGCGGTTCTTCTTGGGTCTGCTCGGCTTGTCGTTCGGGTCGGCATCGCGCGTTTTGCCGCCACCGAACATTGCCACCGGGCCGCCGCGTGCAAAGTGGGCGATCCCGCTGGCCAACCGCGAGAGCGCGCCGCTGCCGTACTTCTGCACGGCTGCCTTGCGGATCACGAAGGCACCGGCATCCAAGGTGCGCGGCACGGTGTCGTGGTGGCCGGAGCCGGGTACCGAGCCACCGCTCATCCGGGGAAAGGCCGGAGCCACCGCGCCGCCGTCGGCAAAGCGACGGACACCACCACCCGCGCCACCGACCAGTCCGCCCGTGGCATTGGTTTCCACCTTGGTCACATAGATGGTGTGGGTGCTGGAGGTATTGCGCCCGTTGAGGCTGTCGATCTCCCCGCGAACCGCGCCGACGTTGCTGGCCACCTGATGCTGAGATTCGGTCTGGATGCGATCCAGCGCCTTGATCATTCCCTCGACATTGGTGATCGCCGCCTGCGCCTTCTCGGTTGCCACCTTCAGCTCGAACTGTGCGTTCTGGTCGGCGTAGGCCTTGAGCTTGTCCAGCGCTTCCTTCGCCTTGGACACATCGGCCTCGACTGGCAGCGTCTTGCCTTCCTTGAGCAGCGCCTCGTATTCCTTGAGCTTCTTCTCCGCTTCCTGCAGGTCGGCCTGGATCTGGAGCAGGTACTCCTTTTCCGCCAGGGCCTTGTCCAGATCGGCGATGGCCTTGTCGAAGCGCGTGGTGTCGGCGTCGAGCGTGACCTTCAAGCCGTCCTTGAGCTTGGCGGTGATGCCGTCGATCTGGCGTGTGGTCTCGGTCAGCGTGCGCTGAATCTCATCGCGTGCGGTGATCGCCGAGCGTGCCGCCGTCTGGTGCGCCTTCGCTTCGGCGTCCAGCGTCTGGTTGAGGATCTCCTCGGACTGGCGGATGCGGTCGATGGCGTCGCGCACGCCCTGTTTGCCTTGCACGGCCTGCGCATCGGCGTCCTTGGCCTTCTGCGCCAGTTCGGCGCGCAACTGATCGGCCTGCCGCATCAGATCGGTGGCCTGCTGGTATTCCTGCCTGCGGTAGGCCTCACGCGACTGCGCTTCCAGTTGCGTGACCTGTGACACCGCCTGTTCGGACTGCTTGCGCGCTTCCTCGCCGCGCTTGGCCTCGTTGGTCTGGTTGGTGGCCACCTGCGCGGCCATGTCCATCGCCTTCTGCGCGAGCTGGCGGGCAAGTTCCAACTCGCCGTTGGCCAGCGCCCGGCGCGCCTGCTCCTGCATCTCAGTGATCTGGCGCTTGCGATCCTCGGTGGCCTCATACTCCGACATGCCCTGACGGCGGATGTCGCGGATGCGCTCCTCCGTGGACATCGACAACTGGCGCTTGGCTTCCTCGATGCGCTGCACTTCGGCCAGATGCCGGTTGGCTTCGGCGTTGAGCGCGTCGATGTGCTGGCGGTACTCGGAAAGCGCCTGCGTCAAGGTCTGACGCTTGGTGGCGAGGATGTCGTTCTCGACCCGCTGCACATTGGCGCGTCGCTCTTCCTCGGTCTGGCCTTGCCGGGCGGCGGCGTCCTTGCGTGCCTGTGTTTCCTGATCGATCAGGCCGAGCGTCTCGGTCGTGGCCTGACGGCGCAGGGTCGCCTGCTGGGTCAGCGCCTCGGTGAGCAGCTGGGTGGATTTGGTGATCTTGGCGATTTCGGACTGCTGGGTGCGTTCCAGTTCCGCCTTCTCCTGCTCGTAGCGGTTCTTCACCGCCTGCACCTGCTGCGCGAGACTGGCCTCGACGATGGAGGTCAGCCCCTTGAAGGCCTCGGCCATCTTGGCGGTGGCGTCATTGACCACGCCTTGGGCCTTGCCCACTGCCTGTTCGACCTCGCCCAGCCGCGACTTGAGCTTTTCCAGCGCGGCGTGAACGGCCTCGATGCCGCGCCCGACCGCTTCCTGCGTGCCCTGGCGCACGGCTTCGAGCCGCTTGGCGATCTCCTCGGCGGCGGTCGCGGCGGTGTTCATCGCGCCCTTGGCCGCGTTCGCGCCTTCGGCGGCGTCGGCGTACATCTCGGCGAAGATGCGATTCATCTCCGCGAGCCGCTGCTCGTGGCGCTTGGTGGCTTCCGCGATGGTGTCGGAGCTGAAGATGGCGGAGAACACTTCCCACCGGAAGCGCAGCTGCTCGATGCCTGTCATCAGCACCTGCACCATGAAGATGCCCGCCTTGCGGACGATCTCGAACTTCTCGGACAGCCACGTCCCGATCTCCCAGCCGATGATGGCCGCGCCGAGCACGGCGAAGGCGACGCGCAGCTTGCCGACCGTAGCGATGACGTTGGAGAGCGACAGGTTGGCCGTCGCCCACGCCGCCGCCGTGGTGCTGGCCGCCGTCACTGCCGCAGCGCCCGCCGTCTGCCACGCGATGATCAGCGCCGGGATCAGGCGGTAGACCAGCACCGCGAGGCCGACCTCGGCGATGCGCCCCAGCCACTTCATCACCGTGTCCAGGTTTTCCGACAGCCACGTCAGCGCCTCGGCGAGCTTCTTGGTGAAGCCGGTCGATTCGTCAAGTTTGCTGATCCACTGGCCGAAGGCGTTCGACAGGCGCGTAAAGGCCTGGCTGACGGTCACCGGCAACTGCGCGTACTCGGCGGCCAGCTTGTCCTTCTGGCTCATCAAGGCGTTCACCACCACGTCGGCGGTCAGGCGGCCTTCCTCGGCGAGCTTCCTCAGCCGTCCGATGGGCACGTTCAGGCCGTCGGCCAGTGCCTTGGCCAGACGCGGGCTGTTCTCGACGACGGAGTTGAATTCTTCGCCGCGCAGCACGCCCGAGGCCAAGGCCTGACCGAACTGCAGCAGGGACGACTGCGCTTCGGTGGCCGATGCGCCGGAGATGCGCAGCGCCTGCGAGATGCTCTCGGTGAGCAATAGCGCATCCTTCTGCTCGCCACCCAGCATCCGCACGGCCTGCTGGAGCTTGCCGTAGAGCGTGGCGGTTTCCTGGATCGGTACGCCGATGCGCTGCGCGATGGCGAAGAGCTCCTTCTGCGCGACCGCGTATTCGCGCTGGCCTGCGGTGGCGAGCTTGAGGCGCGCGGACATCATGTTCCAGGCGTCGGCGATCTGGACGATCTCCTGCACCTTGCCTGCCGCCCAGTTGATCGACAGGAAGGCCAGCAACTGCGTCTTGGCCTTAGCGACCTGATCGCCGAAGGCGTTCATCCCGGCCTTGACTTCGGCCACCCCTGCAGCGGCCTTGTCACCTGCGGTCTTGGCGCTGGAGCCGAACCCGCCGAGGCTGCGCTCGGCCGAGGTGATGGCGCGCTTGAGCCCCTCGTCGGCCCCTTCGAGCGCGACGAGGATGGAAATGCGGTTCGCCATTTCAGTCCACCAGCCGTAATTGCTTCTCGATCCGGGCGGAAAGGCGCGGGATGCGAGCGGCGACGATGCGTTCGACGTTCAGACGCTTCTTGAGCTGCACGCGCGGCACCAGCACCGCAATCGGGATGTCCGCACCGCGCTTGAGGCGCTTGACGCCCTCGGCCTTGCGGTAGCGGCGTTTGAAGCCCGACAGTGGCCGGTCGTGTTCCTTGATGTTTTCGGCCATCAGCACGATGTTCCCCTTGGCGTTCTTGATGAAGTAGGCGTTGCCGCCGCGCATCAGCTCGGCGATCTGCGCCTTGAAGCGTTTGCGGCCCACACGCCCGTGCAGCGGGATCAGCATCCGGCCGCCAATGACACCGCCACGCTCATGGATACCTGACCACGGGATGCGCGAGCCGACGTAGAGCGCGGGCAGTCGGTTCTTGTCCTTGTCGAGCACCTTGGCGGTGAAACCCTTGACGAAGGACTTTTTGACCACCGTCATCTGGCCCGCGACGTGGCTACGCACGTCCTGCTTGAGTTCGGCGGCCTCGCTGGCGATGCCGCGCGCGACCGCCTGCTTGACCTTGTCGCGGAACTCGCCGCCCCAGCGGCGCAGTTGCGCCTGCGCGGCCTTGCTATCGATGCGAACCGAGATGCGCATGGTCTTGTAGCCTGTCGAGGGTCTGATCGAGGTGGCGGGCGTCGCCCCGTGCGCCAATGGCGATCAGCGAGAGCAGCCGCGCATCGCGTGCGGCGTCCTCCCGCGCGGTGGCGGCGGCGAAGCCGCGCACCTGCGCCAGGGTGTAGTCGAGGATGTCCGGCAGCCGGTGGCCGTGGGCGATCAGGTGCTGGACGGTGTCGAACCAGCCGTGGCCACCGCTGCGCTCGTTTGCACGATCAGGCTGTCGAGCCGAGGCATCACCGTCCGGGTAAAAAAATCGGCGTTGACCTCGATCACCTTGGCCGCCAACAGAATCGCCTCGTCGGCGGCCAACTCATCGACCCACGCGCGCGGTTTGCCGACAGCAATCGACACCGCCGTCAGCAGATCGTCGCCGCGCTCGCCGAACAGCGCCAGCCAGTCGATGCCATCGCCGCCGATCTGCTGCATCACCGGGGTGATGGCGCGCAGGAAGGCGGGCATCTGGCCGACCTTCAGCGGCTTGATCGCCAGCGGCTCGCCGTCGATGACCAGGTCAACCGCCTGCGGGATGAGGGTTTCCAGATCGCTCATGGCAGTCCCCCTCACAGCTGCACGATGCGGCCGAACTGGCCGAGCACCGCGTCATAGGGTTTGGTGGTGTCGGCCAGGAGCGAGCCTTCCAGCTCGAACTTGTTGTACTCGTCCGAGATGAAAGAGATCTCCTTCAAGGGGTCGAAGGCCACGCGGTACAGCTCCACCAGCACCTTGGCGTTGCCCTGCGCGGTGTTGACGCCTTCCAGGCGCAGGAACCGCTCGGGCAGCGCCTGCGTGAAGATGCCGATCTCGGTGGCGACGCCGTAGCTGTAGGCGGCATTGAACGGCGCGGTGAAGCCGGTGGTATCCAAAAACTGGAGGGCACCGAAGTCGGTGTCTGCCGTGTAGTGCGTGCCTGCGGTCAGCGTCGCGGGCGTGCCCGCCGAGTCGGTCACCACCAGCGCCGACACCTTCGGGTGAGCGAAGAAGTAGCGGTCGCCGACGACGGGCGTCGCGCCGCCGATGGGTTCGGCGGTCACCGAACCCGTGCTGCCGGTGACGTGGTTGCCGTAGAGGGCCAGGGCGAGGTTTTCCTTGGTGAACTCCTCGATGGTGAGGTTCACGGTGGCCGATTTCTGCTTGACCATCCGGTGATCCAGCGAACGCTGGCCGGTCTGGCTCTCGTAGTGCTCCAGCACATCGGTCTTGAGCGAGAGCTTGAGCTCGGCGACGTTGCCGGGCGAGCGCACTTCGATGGGAAGGCCGTCGATGTCGCGCTTGCCGAGGAAGACGCGGCCCTGAAAACTGGCGTAGGTGCTCATGATTTGGATTCCTTGCGGTGGGTGGTTTTGGGTTCGATGGGGGTGCCGTCGCCTTCCGGCTGCGGCACGGGTGCGGGCTGACGGTCGTGGCGGGCGATGCCGTTGGCGATGAGCCAGTCGGCGGTGCTGCCATCCACATCGAGTCGTTCGCCCGCTTTGTGGGCTTGGCCCGCGTGGGTATGCGGGTGAGTCAGAACGATGGAAGTCATGGGTGTCATCCCTTGGTTGAAAGGTCGGTGTCGAGCGTCCGGTAGGTGATCGCGTAACGCGCCGGGATCGTGGCGGCCACCGCATCGGCGTCCTCGACGTCCCATTCGCATTCCTGCTCGCGGATACCCAGGCACAAGCCGCCCAGATTCCGGTCGGCCAGCAGCGCGGCGTGGGCAGCAGTGAGCAGCCGGTCGGCTTCGGTTTCAGGAATGGCGGGCGGTACCGCGCGGGCCAGCGCGACGAGGCGCACGATCAGTTCACGCGTGACGCGGTCGTTGGCTCGCTCGGTGATGGATTCGGACTCGGGGAACACCACCAGCGCCGGGCATTGCTCCCGGCTGATGGCCACCGTGGGCGAGCGGTGCAGCGTGGCCCCGAGCGATGCCACCGGCGTGCGGACAGCCGCCATCACCGCGAGCAGAATCTGTTCGCGGATCGAGTTGCCGGACACGGGTCAGAGCCTTGTGAGCTTGGCGCGCATCTCCGAGCCATCGCCCACGGCCCGGATGTCGCGCACCTGATAGAGCACGCTGCCGATCTCGACCGTGTCGCGCAGGGCCAGACCCACGAACACCGACGCCGGATACGACATCTGGTGGTCGGTGGTCGAGGCCAGCCCATCGAACACGGTGTCGTCCGGCGCGGCGAAGCCGACCGCGTGCGTCTGCATCGGCGAGCCATCGGCAGGCTGCCACCGGCAATCGCGCAACAGGCCCGCGTTGGTGGCGGCGGCATAGACCTGTTCGACGAGGCCCATCACGCGATCTCCAGCTTCACCAGCAACTGTGGGCGGTGGCACAGCGGCAGCGGGTTGGCCTGCGTGTGCAAGTCGGTGCCCCGGTCGAACTTGCGCGGTTCCTGCTTGGCGTAGAGCGGCAGCGCCACCGTGTTGGCCGTCTCGTTGAAGTCTGCGGGCGCGTAGTAGGTGGCGAAGGTGTCCATCGTGCCCAGCGGGAAGGCGTGGCCTTCGTCCTCCTCGACGAAGCGGCGCACCGTGCCACCGGGCGCGGTCGCGCGGCCGCGATGCTCCTCGAAGGTGATGCCGCAGAAGGTGAAGCCGGAGCGCATATCGGTGCGCAACGCCTGACCGTCCTGCCAGCGCTCGTAGGCCGCGACGACGTCGTCGTGCGTCGTGAGCGCTTCGAAGAAGTCCTTGCCGACCAGGACGTGGATGCCGGTCATCCGCTCGCCCTGCAGGTTGTCCTCGACGTAGCGAAGCAGGTCGCGGCAGGCCTTGCCGACGTCGAAAGCGCTGTCGTGCGCGGCGATGTCCCAAGCGAAGGTCTGCGGCGTGATGCCGAACTCGGTGAAGAGGTTGTAGATCACGCTGCCGTCGGCATCGAGGATCAGCCCCTTGAGCGCACCGAAGCGCAGGTGCTCCAGGGTGATCGCGTGCTTGTTGCGCATTGTCTGCAGGTGCTGCGCCATCACGCCCGCCACCGTCTGCAGTTCCGTCTCCGAACCGAAGGCGCGGATGCCTTGCACTTCCTCGGGCAGCACGACGTCATCGTGCGGGATGTGCGGGATGTGGAACGAGCGCACGTTGCGCTGGCCGCGCATGCCGACCGTGCCGGGCGAGCCCACGGGCATCGTCGGCAGCAAGGTCAGCACGCCGTTCTGCTGCTCGACGATGATCGAGCGGAAGCGCTGCGGGCGGTCGACGAACAGCCCCATCTGGGCCAGACGGTCGTAGTTGTTGGGCAGGATGTTGATAGCGGCGGTCAGCGCCGACATCGAAAACGCCGGGTTCTCGAAGATGTTCTGCATGGTCAGACTCCTTGACGGACGAGGACGCCCAGCGCCTTGAGCTGGGCAATGGCCGAGGCTTTCTCGGCGGCGGTGATGGCTTCGGGCCACTGCAGTGCGTGGTCGGACACGATGGCGTGACGCGCGACGACGAGGCCGTTGTCACGGTCGGCCAGCGTGGCGTCGCAGTTCTGCAGCAGCACGCCTGCGGCGACCTGCGTGCCGTCTTCGGCGGACGGATCGATCTGCTTGTATTTGCCACTGGCGGTGACGATGCCGAGCACCGTACCCAGCGGCAGGTTCTGGCCTGCGGCCACGGTGACACGGTCGCGCGAGTACAGGTTGGGCGCTTCGAACTTGAGCAGGTCGCCCAGGTTCATGGCCTCGGTGAAAACGGTCGGCATTTCAGATCTCCTTCTTCAGTGCGGACGACTGCGCCGCGAGGTTCCTCGCAGCGTCGATCAGCGGATTGGCGGGTGCGGGACGGGAGGCGTCAGGCGCGATGCGGCTGACGATTTCCGGACTGGCCTCGGCCTTGGCCGAGAGCAGACGGCTGCGCACCGTGGCGGGTGCTGTGTTGGCTTCGAGAAAGCCCGCGATCAGGTCGGTGCGACCGGCAAGCGTGCAGGTCTGCGCGATCTCGACGGCGTCGGCCACGCTTAGCGTGGCGGCGGGCGGTTGAGCAGGACTGCCAGCAGGATCAACAAGAGGCCGATCAAGAGCAGCGGGGTCGGTTCGATCATTCATCAATGACTCCTTGGGGTGGTTGCTGAAAGAGCCCGCCCGCGTGGCCAGAGCCACCGGAGTCGGGTTGGGGGAAAGGGATGCGAGCAATTGCGCCAGCGCCTCGTCGAAGGTGCCGATGGCGTCAGCAAGGCCCATGGCGACGGCGGCCTGCCCGAAGAACAGACCGGCTTCGGTGTCGCGGACAGCGGACGCCTCGATGCCCCGGTGACGAGCCACCGTTTCGACGAACAGGCCGTAGATGCGATTGACCTCGACCTTCAGGAAGGCGTGGGCCTCGCTGGAGATCGGCTCGTGCGGGTTGAGGTCGTTCTTGCGGTCGCCCGCGAACACGGCGGTGTAATGAACGCCGTCCTGCGCGTCCTTCTCGGACTGGTCGACGTGCATTGCGATCACGCCAATCGAGCCAACACCGCCGGTGCGCGAGACGAACACCCGGCTGGCGGCGGACGCCAGCGCGTAGGCGGCCGAGAAGGCCATGTCGTTGGCCACGGCCCAGACCGGCTTGATCTGGCTGGCTGCGCGGATGCGGTCGGCCAGATCGAACACACCGCCAGACTCGCCACCGGGCGAATCGATGTCGAGCAGGATGGCCGACACCGCCGGATTGCCGATGGCGGCGTCCAGTTGCGCGGCGAGGCCCGTGTAGCTGGTCAGTCCCGATTCGGCTTCCAGCCCCACGGTGCGGCGCACCAGCGTGCCGTGGATCGGGATGACGTCCACGCCGGGTGGCGATCCGGAGTTGGCGCTGGATTGACGTTGGGGCGGCGTGTAGCCAGGAGTGACGGCCAGATCGGCAAGGCCGACCCGGGGGCCGAGCACGGCCAGGATCACGTCAAGTTTTGGGCGATGGATCGCCAGCGGCACGCCAAAGAGGCGCGCCGCCAGATGCGGCAGCAAGGTCATGGGAAGTCCTTCAGGCAGTCGAAGTGCTGCCGGATGCGTCGGTGGTGACGGCGTTGCGGTTGGGTTCCGCGCTGCCGCCGTCCTTGGACGTGTAGCGAGCGTCGGAATCGAAGATCAGGCCGAGGTCGTCGGCGCGCTGGTTGTCGGCGGCGATCTCGCGGTCGACGTCCTCGGCGTCGTAGCCGAAGGCCGAGATGGCTTCCGAGCGCGACATCAAGCCCGCGCGGATGGCCAGCAACATCGCCTTGAATTCCTTCTCGGGATCGACCCACTGCCAGCCCTGCGGAATCCACTTCACGGCGAGGTACTGGCGGCGGCGGGCAGCCCCGCCACGCGCGAAGCCCGGCGCGTCGAGCGCCCCGGCGAGCACGGCCTGCTTCATCCACGCCGCCCACACCGGGCGGCACAGCTGATGCACCAGCACGCCGTGCTGCACCATCTCGCAGCGACGCCGGAACTCCAGCATCCCGGCGCGGATGGACGAGTAGTTCACGCCGGTCAGATCGCCGGTCAACTGCTCGTAGGTAATGCCGATGGCGGCGGCGACTGCGCGGAACTGCGTGCGCAGGAACTCGGAGTACGAACCACCCACGTCGGCGGGATCGGAGAACTTGATGTCCTCGCCGGGCTCCAGAATCTGCAGCGTTCCAGGCTCCAGCCCGGCGAGCGAAATTCCGTCAGCGTCCGCTGCGCCTTCGCCCATCAGGTTGTCTTCCGGGTTGGCGCGCGTAACGAAGCCCGCGAACATCGCGGCGGTTTTCTTACGCACCAGTTCGGCGTCGTCGTACTGATCGAGCTCGTTGAGCTTGACCAGAGCCCGTGACAGCCACGGTTCGCCCCGGATCTGGCCCGGGCGCAACACGCGGAACAGATGGATGATTTCCTTCGCATCGATGCGCACCGTGTCCATCCCGCCCTGGCCGGACATCGGCGTAAGACGCCCGTCCTCGGGATGCGAGCGGTACAGGTGGTAGGCCACGCGCCGCCCCAGGCTGTCGAACTCGATGCCGGAGCGCACGACGTTGCCCGAAGGCAGATCGTTGTTCAGATTGATCGGCAGGTGCTCGGGCTCCAGCAACTGAAGCTGCAACGGCACGACCAGCCCGTCCTCCGGGCGTCGCGGCCGCAGGCGGATCAGGCATTCGCCGCCTTCAAGCATTGCGCGGCAGGCCAGCGCCTGCAGACCGTAGAAGTCGGTCTGACCGTCGGCGTCGGCTTCCGCCGTCCAGTCGCGCCACAGCGCCTGCACTTCGGCCTTGAACGCCTCGTCAGGCGACAGGCTCTGCGGCTTGATGCCGGTGCCGACCGCGTTGGCCACGAAGGCTTCGATGCCCGCCTGCGCCCAAGCATTGCGGCGAACGAGATCGCGGCTCTTGATGCGCAGTTCGGTGCTGGTAGCCAGCATCGCCGCCACCGCGCCGGGGTTGCCGGGCATCCACGCCAGCGAACGACGGCCACGGCCTCCAGCTTCGTGAACAGGCGGCTGGCCAAACAGGCCACGAATCTTCGAGTACCAGGCCATCAGAAGCCCTTCGCGGTCGTGACGCGGATCTGGCGCTTCGCAGGCGCACCGGTGCTGCGCGCGATCTCGGCTTCGACCGTGCGGATGGCGGCCTGCAGTTCTTCGATGCTGCGGTACTCGACCGTCTTGTCGCTGAAGCTCACGCGCCGCTCGCCAGTGGCGAGGGCACGTTTCAGCGCATCAAGTTGAGTTGTGGTGTAGCTCACGGTGTCCTCATCTCGTCAGCCAGCGGCTCTTGATCACGCGCCTGCCGGTGTTGCGGTTGCCAGAAACAGCGAGGCCACCGCTGGGGGTGGCCTCGTTCAATTCGATGTCGTGGATGGGCGGCGGCTCATCCGGTGGGGGTGCTACCCCCAGTTGCCGCTCCAGTTCGCGCCAGTGGCGATCCTCGAAGCGATCCAGTCCCGCGCTGGATGCGGCCGCGCGGGCGTAGACGTAGCAGTCCAGGGCCTCGTTGCGCTCGCGCATCTTTTGCCACTCCCGCACGGGGAACCCGTTGCGGTCGCGGCGGGTGATCAGTTGCTCCGCGCAGAGCTGCTGGATGAACTCGGCGTCGATCTTCGGCAGATGGACGAACCCGGCGGGAAACACCGGGGTCAAGCCGTCCT